ATTGGACCGGTTTTTACAGATATTGCAGCTACTGCTACTGCACCAGCAAAAACTGCTCATGAGCAGATGGTTGAGTACAGAGCCAGTAAGGATGCTGAGCAAGCTAAGTTAGTTCGTCAAGAACGCGATAAATTACTAACAGAAACCGATTGGACCCAGGTAGATGATTCACCGTTCAGTAATGTTGTGAAAGGCCAGTGGGCAACATACCGCCAGGCGCTCCGTGATGTACCTTCACAACCATTGTTTCCTTGGATTATTGAGTGGCCCGTTAAGGCATAAAAAATGAGTAGAAAATATCCCGGTGGAATAATCACCAAAAACTCTGTAACTACAACCACATCGTCAGCCAGAGGTATCTGGTCTCTTGATGATGTAGCTAGCCTTTCCAGACAAGGTCTATGGCCCCGTTCTCCTGGTGCACCTACAATTGGTACAGTAACAATTTCTGGTGTAACGGCTTCCGTACCATTTACCGTTCCTAGTGATTTAGGTACAGGATCAATTACATATACAGCAACCTCATCACCTGGAGGGATTACAGCAACTGGTACATCTCCAATCAGTGTAGCAGGGTTGACTGGTGGTACATCTTACACCTTTACTGTTGCAGGAACGACACCCGGGGGTACAGGACCTTCAAGTGCCGCCTCTAACAGTGTTGAAGCACAAGTTATTGGTCAAGAACTCATTCAAGGCGCGCAGTCGTATTCATGGGTTGCTCCTGCCGGGGTCACATCAGTATCAGTGGTAGCAGTAGGTCAGGGGGGACCCGGTATTATAAGTGGTTGTACCTCTACTGCATATGGAGGCGGAGGGGGTTTGGGATACAAAAACAATATTGCAGTCACCCCTGGAACTTCATATGATGTTGTTATAAATAATACAGCTTCCTACTTTATCAATACATCTACTGTCGCAGGATATGCTGGAAGCAGAAGTAGTTCTGCTGGCGGCACGTATGTAGGCGATGGTGGTGGTAACGGCGGTGCTGGTACTGGAGGTGGAGGAGGCGCTGGTGGTTATTCTGGTAATGGAGGTGCTGGCGCAAATGGTGCATATGGTAGCTTTGGCCCTGGTAGTGCTGGTTCAGGTGGCGGCGGAGGAGGAGGCGGGGTTGGTTATGGACGTCCTGGCTTCTGCGCATCTTTACGGTATACAAGTTCTGGTGGAGGCGGCGGTGTAGGTTTATTAGGTGCGGGAGGTAGTGGGGCTGCAGGCAATGGCTCTGGTGGCAACTCCGGGCAGTATGGTACTAGTGAGGGTGGAGGCGGCGGCTCTGGAGGAGCTACTGCAGGATCTTTTAGTACATCTGATGGTGGGTATGGTGGTGGCGGTGGTCAATATGGTGGAGGAGGCGGTATTTCAAGAAATAATAACGGTGTATTGTCAAATTCCAACGGCGGAGGCGGAGGTGGTGTACGTATTATCTGGCCTGGTACTACTCGTTCATTCCCATCAACAAATACTGGCAATCTATAAATATTATTAATAAATTTAGGATAAATCATGAATCTTTATATCGAAACAGAAAACGGAACATTTAAGAATCACCCTGCTTTTGAGCATAATCTAATTCAAGCATTTGGTTCTGTACCCTCTCATTGGGAAGCATTTACCCGGGTTGAAAGACCAACATTAGGTGTATATGAGTTAATGACTGCAGAAGAAGCTACATACGAAAAAGTAAATAATACTTGGACTGACGTGTGGCATAAACGCGATATGACTGCAGAAGAAAAAACAGCTAAACAACAAGCTGTAATTACAGCGTTTAGTACTATTCCCTATGCATCTAACTTTTCAACATGGACTTTAGATGAAGCTACCTGTGCCATGGTACCCCCTGTTGCTCAACCTGCTAGAAACTCAACCAAAATAGGTCTTGGTATTTTTACGTTGTGGTGTGGTCCAGATAACAACTGGAAAGACACACCTAAGAAACCATTTGACGAAAAACAGTATTATTTTGACTATACCACATGGCAGTGGGTAGAACTAACTGCTAGTTAATCTAGATTAACCTCTTAACAGTGGTTTTAAATTTGATTTGTATATATAATTGTATACATTATTAACTAGATATATTATGACAAAAACTTTACCCAAGAAAGCATCCAAGAAACCTGTTCGTAAAACTAAAGAATCGGTTTCTGAGGTAGCTCCAAGCACTCAGCTACAGATAGCTCATCATTTTCCTTGTCCTATTTACTTGATTGAGCGGCCAGATTTTCTTGAAGCTGTTAATACAGTATCAGAGGAAAATTTAGAAGTTCGTCGTAAAGAGGGTGATCTTAACGAAATTTACCCTGTCTATATGACAAATAATTTCTATGGCGATCCTCGTATGGCTGGGTTTTCAGAGTTCGTTGGTGCAACTGCCTGGAACATTCTTAATGAACAAGGCTATGATATGCAAAACATGGCAGTGTCATTTACAGAAATGTGGACACAGGAACATCATAAACACTCGGCAATGGATGCACACGTTCACGGCTTTGGTTCACAGATTGTAGGTTTCTACTTTCTTGAGACCCCTGACGATAGTTCAAGAGTAGTATTCCATGATCCTAGATCGGCCAAAGTTCAGATTGATCTACCAGAACGTGATATGAGTGCTGCAACCCCTGCTAGTAAAGCAATTAACTTTACACCTAAACCAGGCTTAATGATCTTTGCTAATTCTTGGCTATCACATTCTTTTACACGTCATGCAGCTGACAAGCCCATTAAGTTTGTACACTTTAATTTAACTGTCATACCTAATGTAGCTAATACATGTGATGTACCACCTGCTGCTGAAATTATATGAACACCTATCATATCCGGTTTAATAAGTCCAGGGGGCAAGCAGGTAGAGGTACCTTAGATCATGCCTGGCGCGTGTTTGAAGGCAAGAAAGAATATCTATTTAAGAACTTAGATATTACTGTTCCAGTTAAGAGTGAAAAAGATTCTAACGGGGTAGACTATAATATCACATGTACAGGGTATTTAATTGCAGATAAAGAAACTTCAACAGCGATTATAACCTCTAAAACTGCTGATTAAACTTTATATCACTTTACATACTGCAAGGGCCTTAGGGCCCTTTCCTTATAAATATACCATATAAATTAGGAAAGATACAATGTCTTCACCTTCATCCAGACAAAACCTTATAGATTATTGCCTTAGATCGCTAGGCCACCCTGTACTTGAAATTAACGTTGACGACGATCAATTAGAGGACCGTGTTGACGAGGCTATACAGTTCTACAGAGACTTTCATTATGATGCTGTTGAAGCGGTATATCTTAAAGAACAAATAACAGCATCAACTTTACAAATCGTTGGTGTTAATGCTGCTAATTTTTCTATTGGTGAAAAGATTACAGGTGCATCTTCTGGTGCTACTACATTTGTTCATGCCGCTTTTGCCGCTAACAAAGTATATACCAAAAATACCGCAGAAACGTTTACTGTTGGGGAAACGATAACTGGTGCTGTTTCTGGTACGACAGCAGTTGTGTCCTCAATGACACTTGGTAACTTTGATAACAAGTACGTTACCTTAAATGATTCTGTATTAAGTGTTGTAAGAACGTTACCGTTATCCAGTAGATCTAACAGTATTAGCTTCTTTGATGCTAAGTACCAGTTGATGCTAAACAACATTCAGTCTTTAACAAATACCGATATTCAGTATTTTACAATGTTAAAGATGCATATTAATTTGATAAACGACCTGATGACTGGCCAGAAGCCTGTTAGGTTCAATCGTCATATGAACAGGTTGTATATTGATCTAACCTGGGGTGATGGCGGTGATCTGGCTATCGGTGATTACATTATCATTGAGGCCTATCGTTCACTTGACCCTGATACGTATACCGATGTTTACAATGATGGTTTCTTAAAGAGATATACTACTGCCTTAATTAAACGTCAATGGGGTATTAATCTTAAGAAGTTCGAAGGCGTTCAATTACCAGGTGGAGTAACGTTGAATGGTCAAAAGATCTTTGATGAAGCGATGGAAGAGATTACAGAGTTAAGAGCAGAAGTTAAATCTACATACGAACTCCCTGTAGACTTCTTTACAGGTTGATAATGTTTATAGCTTATCTCATCAGCCCACCTATGGATTATACCATCAAGGCAACAACTAATCCACGTGGATATACCGAATAATGGCAACGAACTTTTATTTCCAATCTGGTATACCTGGAGGTAGATCTTCAGAGCAATTACTCATGGAAGATATAATTATCGAGTGTTTAAAAATATACGGATTTGATACTTATTATATTCCTAGAAAATCAGTTAATGAAGATGACATTCTGGGAGAAGATGTACTTAATAAGTACTCATCGGCATACCCTCTAGAAATGTACATGCAGAACGTTACTGGGTTTGAGGGGGACGGGGATCTGTTGACTAAATTTGGAGTTGAGTTTAGAGATACAGCAACCTTTATTGTATCCAGAAGAAGATGGGATGAGGTTATTGCAAGATCTGGCGATGCTGTTCTGACTACCAGACCAGCTGAAGGTGATATTATTTACTTTCCATTGACCAAGGCTTTCTTTGAAATTAAACGAGTAGAATCTACAGACCCATTTTTCCAGGTAGGTAAGTTATACGTCTATAAACTCCAATGTGAGTTAATGCAGTACTCTTCTGAGGTCTTTGATACGGGGGTATCGGAGATTGATAGTATTGCTTCTGGTGATTCATTAGATATTAACGCGTTCAATTTGCTGCTTGAGAGTGGTGATAGGGCACTACTGGAAGAGTATAGCCCAGCTGGTATTATCCTTCAATCCTATAACTTAGGTACCATATTACCTAATGTTGATAACGAAGACTTTAGAGGTGAGATTTCCGTTCTGGACTTCTCCGAGAGAAACCCGTTCGGAGAAATAAATGTTTGATAAATTTTATTGGGGAACAATACGAAAGTCTATCGTGGCTTTTGGTAATATGTTCAACAACATTCATATTGATAGACTAGATTCTGGTGGTAATATTACTCAGACCCTTCGTGTTCCATTGGCTTATTCTCCTAAACAAAAGTTTTTAGCTAGAATTGCCGCACAACCTAATTCCTTCGAACAAAACTTTCAGACGTTTTTACCAAGACTTGGGTTTGAGATGATAAGTTTGACCTATGATCCTAACAGAAGAGTCAGTCTGGTTCAGCAGAATAGAGCGTTAAATGGTACATCTACTACTTCTTTAAATGCTCAGTATGCCCCTACCCCATATAACATTGCTATGACTTTGTACGTGTATACAAAGAACCAGGATGATGGGTTACAAATTATTGAACAGATTCTTCCTTACTTTAATCCTGACTATAACTTGACTCTTAATGCGATTCCTGCAATGGGCATTAAGAACGACTTACCTGTTATTTTAGATAACATCACTTATGAAGATGAGTATGAAGGAGACTTTACTCAAAGAAGAGCCATTATTTGGACACTCAACTTCACAATGAAACTTAACTTTTACGGTCCAGTCAACAGACAGGGCATCATTAGAACTACAAACGTTAATACATTCTCAGATCCCGCACTATCTAATAAACAATCCTCATACACCGCAACAATTACTCCCGGTACCGCTGTTCCTGGTGATACTATTGGTATTACAGATACGTTTGAGGACTTCTAATGAAATCACTTAATAGAATTAACGATGTCTTTAATGTTGAGACAGACGTTGATTTGCCTATTCCAACGAGTATGCCTGTGGCATATAATCCTTCTGAGTTAGATCAAGAGGATGACTTTCAATTGGCTCGTAACACCCTTCGTAGTTTGATTAATAAGAACGAAGATGTGATGACTGAGTTAGTTCATATTGCTAAGAACTCTGAGAACCCAAGAGCATTTGAAGTAGCCGGGCAATTAATATCAGCACAAACTGCTATTACAAAAGAGTTAATTGGTCTGCATAAAACTAAAAAAGATATTGATAAGGCAAGTGGTAAGATGGAGAATATTAAACAGCAAAACAATATAGTGTTTGCTGGCTCAACCTCCGATCTTATGAAGATGATTAATGGAAAATAATTCTTATAATGGAAACGACCTACTCAAGCCTGCCGGCTTTGAGATGCAGTTTACCTCCGAACAGGTAAAGGAGTTAATGAAGTGCAAAGAAGATCCAATATACTTTATAGAAAACTATTGTTATATTGTTTCTTTGGATAGAGGTTTGATTCTATTCAGTCTGTATGACTGTCAGAGAGAAAAAGTAGATGTCATTATGAATAACAGAAAAGTTATTCTGATGGAAGGACGTCAACAGGGTAAGACCATTACATCGGCTGCCTGTATTCTTCACTACACTATTTTTAGTTCTAATAAGACTGTTGCTATCTTAGCTAACAAGTCTACAGCAGCCAGAGAGGTATTGTCTCGTTATCAAATTATGTACGAGAATTTACCTTTATGGATGCAGCAGGGTATTAAGACCTGGAATAAAGGTGACGTTGAATTAGAAAACGGTTCTAAGGTATTTACGTCTGCCACCTCTACTTCTGGTATTCGAGGTAAATCAGTTAACTGGTTGTATATTGATGAGGCAGCTATTATTCCTAACAATGTAGCTGAAGAATTCTTCACATCAACTTATCCAACTATTATGGCTGGAGAGACCACAAAGGTGTTGCTTACCTCTACACCTTTAGGTTATAATCATTTTTGGAAGTATTGGAATGATGCCCAAGAAGGGCGTAACGGCTTTGTTGCCTTACAAATACCTTATTGGAAGATCCCGGGTAGAGATCAGAAATGGGCTGACGAGCAAAAGTCTGTATTAGGTGAACTTAAGTTTAACCAAGAGGTGTTATGTGCATTCCTTGGTTCATCTAATACTCTAATAGCTCCAGATACAATTGCGAGAATGTCTCCGATTCCTTTCATGCATGAAAAGGACGGGTTAGATATTTTAGAATACCCTGTACCAGGTCATGTGTACTTTACAACCGTAGATACATCCAGAGGTATTGGTGGTGATTATTCTGCCTTTACGGTCATCGATACTACAGAATACCCTTATAAAATTGTAGCTAAATATAGAAACAATAAAATTAGTCCTCTATTATACCCCACTGTAATTCACAAGGTATCCAAGGATTATAACAGTGCATATGTTTTGGTTGAGATTAATGATATTGGTCAACAAGTTGCCGATATTATTCACAATGACTTAGAGTATGAGAATATGATCTGGGTCGGATCCGATGCCAGATATGGACAAGTTCTATCTAGTTCTGGAAGAAGTTCTATTCTAGGGGTAAGAACAACAAAACAAGTTAAGCGCATAGGATGTGCAACTTTAAAATCTTTGGTAGAAGAAAATAAACTACTGGTTTTTGATAGAGACATTATATCAGAATTTTCAACATTTATTGAACACAATGGTGTGTTTCA